GCGAACTCGAGCCGATGAGTGCCGCCGCCGGCACCTTGCACCGTGAGCACGACGCCGGCATTACCGCCCACTGCAAGCGTATCCATCGGAATCGCAAGCAACGATGGCTCTGTACCATCGATGGTGCGCACCAGCACGGCGATGCGCTGGTCCGCTGAGGCACCTGCTACCTCCACCCACTCCGCGCCACCGCCAGGCGCCAACGTGGCCGGCGTCGAAGTCACGATAATCGCGTAGAGTCTATCGCCCGGGGCCACTTGCGGGCGGGTGAAAGTGAACGTGGAGCCATCAATTCCAAGTGGCGTTACATCAATCAGGGTAGCTGTCATGGTCGGGGAAACTAGCAGATTGTTCTTGCATTTGTAAACGATTTTAAGTATTTATCGTAGACGTGACTGAATCGCTAGTCGCATGCCTGACCAAGAATCCCACCACCGAAGAGGCCACGCTGGCCGAGCAGTGTGGCCTCCACACCGGAACCAGCGTGCCGTTTTGGATGCTGGCCCGGGTAGCTCTGCGAGGAGACGAAACCGCGGCCAAGGCAAATGCAACTGGACGATGGATCGCGACGCGGCGCAGCTTCGAGCGCCGTATGCGCCGGCTGGCAGCGGCCAGCGCCCTCGCCTTACTCGGTAGCCTGGGTACATGGGCGGTATCAGCCCTGAGTCGCGCACACGATGCCGGCATCGAACAAGAGCGCGTTGCTCAGCTTAGTCACCGTATCGATGATCTCGGTCGCCAGATTGAAGCGATTCAACAGGTCATGCTACGAAAATCAGGAATCGATCCGCTCGCGCCAAGCGGATCATTCGATATCGACGGCAACGTTATTCACGATAAGATGTCGTTAATTATTCGTACGCCTGATTTATGTTCAGTCACCCAGTGAAGCATCAATCGGCAGCTGCGGGCTAATACTCGAGCAACGCCCGAATGAGCAAAAGCTACATTGACGATCAGTTGATGCACATTCAAGATTCGAGTTGCAGAAATTGAAGCACGTGACAGTTTTTGGGGCCGGAGCCGCTGGCTCCTGCACGGGGCAACCACATAGAAGAAGTGCGAGCAAAACGATGCGCATGGCGCATCCTACTACGTTCGCAGGCCAGGAACCGCGCCATCGTGCTCGATTTCGACAAGCGCCACCCGCCGCGTGATCGGCGCCTCGACATCGACGATCCGATGGATCCCGGCATCAAACGCCGCAAGACAGGCGCCGCTCTCGAGCTGGACGCGCACGAGTTGCAACTGCCAAGCGGTGAGCCGTGGCTTGCGCCGCGGGATCCCGATGCCAGTGTCGGTAACGTCACTGAACGCGTCGGTGTCGATATCGTAGAGCTGGCTCACGGAATCGACGCCTCGGCGAGAGCTTCGCGTTCCTCGGCATCGGCGATGATGCGCCGCGCCATCTCCTCGCAGCCGTCGCGGCCGACCTCGCGCTGACCCTCGGCGCCCGATAGGAACTGTTCCGCTAATTGCAACGCTCTTTTGCGCGTCGGAGGCGGATGGAAAGGCGCCGGTGGGGGTGCGCAGCATGGCGTGCCCGACATTTCGCGTAAGGTAGGCCGATCGGTTGTAGATTTCGACCGGCGGCAAATTCCGCCCAGGGTGGGGATATCATCGGTGTTTCGCATCCATCCAGCGTGAATCATGACACGGTGCGCATCAACTGACCTCACCTTACAACTCGTGACCCAGGTTAAATATTACAAAACATTGTTTCTGTTAGATTTTGTGATCCTGGAAAAGTTGCGTTAGCAAGCATCGTTACGCAGGATGCATACGCCGATCATTTCGGTAGAAAAGGTAACACATTATGAAAACGTATCTGTGTTTGTTGGGGATATTGGTGGGCTGCGTCGATGCACCACATGAATCATATCATCATCAGAAGTTATCCTGTGATCCAACCCTATCATGTATTCCATCGACATCAGATCCGGTACCAAGCGACGGAGAAATAGGTCCGTGTCCGTGTAGTTCAATTAATGCATCATCTACAATAACTTTACAAATTCCAATTTTTACACCAGGTGTGAAAATTTTAAATAATATAGCATTTTTTAATGATTTTCAGTCTCAAATTTCAGTTCCAATTGGAACTCATATTACAGCAGTACGAGTCACTGCAATAGACAAACCTGGTATTAAATTTTCAGTTGGCCTTAGGGAGGCTGATGCTATTGGAAATAATTTTATATTCGGAGCAGGATCTGAAAGCTCTGGAAATGGTACATTGCAAATAATTTCATCTAATTTGATAGATGAAATTGTATCAAGTTCAATAATTTACGGATGCGATGCATTCGTAACTTTTGGCTCTGGACAAATATATGTACATTCATGTGAGATAGATATTCATTAAGGTCTATCAAATAAAATACGAATATTATTTATAGTAAAACTACCTGCACCGCAACCAATACGTAAGAAAATACATTCGTTGGATGCTAGAGCAGATGGACTCCCTGCGGTTGCAGTAAAGTCATTCCATCCAACTGGTGCGTTAGTTATTGAGAGTGTAGCATATATAAAAGTATCCCCAGTGGTAGTGGCCCTAAATAGCTCCATTACTGGATCAATTGAACCATCGCCAAATCCTGCTATGGTTACTGACTTTACGCGCATACCAACATTTATTGGAAGCGCCCACCCCATAACAGCAGATGATGTTGATGTTACACTTCCATCTGTACTTCGTGTCATGCTACCAGAAAATTGAGTAGCGCCAACGGCAGACATAGAAATTACATCATCTCCATGATGTAATACTCCGTCTATTATGTTAGAAACCGTTAACACGCCACTCGAATCCATCTGCACGATCTTCGTTGATGCCGGAACCGCCAGCGGCATCGTAATCGCATAGCTAAGCGTCAATCCAGTCGGAGCCTGTAGTGTGACGCCGATCGTCTCGGTGGTTCCGAATTCGATGAGCTTCACACCGCCAGCATCGACACGTGCTCGCTTATTATCGCCATCGCGAAACGTGTACGCCTTGTCGGCATCAACGAACGCCTCGGCAGCACCAACCGCGGTATAATCCCCAACGATTCCACCGACGAACGCTGATACGTTCAAACTATTGCCAGCTGTAAGCTGTACGTTATTTCCAAGAGCCGTACGCCAGTATAGCTCACTATCGGCTACGTTGACGAAAATAGACTGATTCTGTGCGCCATCGGTAATCGCGGTAATTGCATCGAATTGTACGCGGTTAAGGTTAACTGGTGCGAACGACGTACCAAACGATAGATCATCGTTGATATTAATTCCAGCGCTTGGCACCCGGCGACCGAGTCCATCGGTATGGTTATGCGAGTCGATCACTGCAGAATTAGTATTAATACCACCGCCCCAGGTATTGTTATCTCCATTAACCTGGAACTGAATAAGACCCATATTAGGTAGTACAATATCGCTCATTACCATACCTCAATGCGAGCACGGGGCTGGGCAACACCGATCACAGTGATCCAGACCTCGAGCTCAGGATGTGGATTCGTTTCGTCAAGCGCGTACGCGCTACTTGCATTCGCCACGGTCGGGGTAACCGAGAAGCCCTCGACAGCCCGGCGCAGCCCATGCCGGAGGTGGTTCGATCCAACCACGAGATCCGCGCGTAGCCGATCGCGCGGAATCGCAACAGCGGCTACCTGGGCAACCGCCTGTTGAACCTGTCGCGGATCCTCGGCGGAACTCACCGAGAGGACGGGCACCGGTGGGGGTGGCGATGGCCTACGGCCAGCCATACCCCGACCAGTAGCCCATGTCGTCGTCGAGCGGAATCAGCTGCGGCGACTGCGACCGGCGACCGTTGGCCCCGGTGATGGCGATGGCGCGCGCTCGATCCCGCTCGGTAATCCACGGCGCTCGGTCGCCTTCTTCGTTCAGCGATAGGCGTAGGAGTGTGGCGTACACCACGTACTCCTCCCACCCGTTGTAAAAATCGAACGTGTCGCCCATCGTCGGAGCGCTCGGCGTGTTGAGCACGCGCAACGTGTACACGGCATCCGGTGTCGGATACAGATCGATGCCGCGCGCGGTCAGTCGATACGCGCACGGTTGAGCCGGTGTGCATTGGTACCGGTTACGATCCTTGATGCCGATCGCCTCGAGTTCGCAGAACTGCCCGCTATCGAGAATATCGACGGCTCGCACAAGCCAGGTGTTCGCTGGCAACGCCACGAAATCGACATTAGCCGTCGTCGTGGCGCTACTGTAGATATCGAAGAATCCTTCGTTTTCCTTAGCGATTGCCTGGTATAACTCGGCAAACGACGCCTGCATCTCAACGATAATATTCGTATCCGGGAATCGCTTGGTGTTCGAGTAATCACCACGGAACCGGATCGTAGAGATAACGCTGGCTGTCGTTTTTACGGCCATCGATTATGCCAGTGTGATTCCGGTGGCAACCACCGCTAGCCACGCAGCGCCGTTCCATTCGAGGGTCGCGGTGTCGGTCGTGGCGCCGATCGCTTGCATGTGCGTAACTGCTGCGTTAGCAATCGTGACGCCCGTGAAGTCCAGCGATCCGACCGGGGATCCGGATACCGTCGGACACGTGATAATGCAGCGATCACCAGGAAACAGCCCATCGGGTAGCTGTTTCGTAGATCCAGTGCTATCCACGGTGTTCGTGACACTACACGCGTAGGTGTGAGCCATGACGAGGCCGGCGGTGAGCGTCGTGCCGAGCACGAGCACCTGGATCCCGGATCGCCGGGTCATGCCACCGACGATGCGCCACTTGAGGCCAGTGGTCGCGATTAATTCGAGCGTCTGACCGACAGCGGTGAATACGACCGTAGACGGGCACACGAATCCAGTGGTCGTATCCGGCGACGAGATCGTCACCGTACCTAGCGGCGTCGAGGTCGCCGCCACGCACGTGATTCGCTTGCGCTGACCGGCGACCGTCGGAGCCGCCAACGTAAATGCAAGCGAGCTCGCTACGGTAAGCTCGGTCACGTACTTCGTGATGTCGAGTGCGCCGGCAGCGCTTACAGCATCGACACCTTCGCCAACTTGCTGGCGAAGCGCATCGAGTGCGTCTTGATTAAAGCCCGCAATACGGGTGAGTTGATCTTCGGTAAGTCCGGCCATGGTTATGCGTTCCTTGAAGAGTTACGGACGACCCATGTCACGTAGACCTGAGTCGTGGTTGGGAGGTCAGTTTCGAATGCGCCCACCGAGAACACAAATGTTGCGGTAGGCGGATCAACGGTGTAGTCGATAGCCGAGCACCGTCCGGTAAACGGAAGCGCGCCAACGAACGAGAACGACGGTGCGGCATCGAGCGCTGGGTAGAACTCGCGAAACACCACCGAATACGTACCGGTTCCTGTGCGCGTGATCGACAATATCGGTCCGTGCGCGCCCTGCGCAGTGCCGAACGTCGGGTTACCTGACCCACCGCCAGTGAAGTGCGAAATTAGCATCCGAGATTCAACTCGAGTGACCTCGAGAGGATGCGATTGCGGTACGGGTTGAGACGCCATGATTATGCCGCCGATGCGCGTAGCTTTGCCACGCCGTTGTACGAGGGCGCCCGGCACCCGAGGTTGCAGTACGAGCTCAACTGAGCTTCGGCATCATCGGTGTCGCGAGACGCCTTAATACGCGGCTCACCGTAGAACTCGCCCTGCCAGTTGATTAACTTGCCCGTGTACCAGAGCCGCCACGTGTTCATCTGCAACTCATAGAGCCGCGTCGATGGGCACGAACGGTCAGACATCAGGATAACCGACTTATCACCTACAAGCACCTTGAACGCCGGGAACCCGATCGTGAGCGCGTTGCCCTCCGAGTCGGTCGGACGCACCGTCACCGACGCTTCGATTCGGATCTTCGACGTCTTGACGAGCATCAGATCCGCGACCTGGCGCGGGTTGGTGAGGCAAACATCAACCTCGCCATTGAAATTTCCGATCTCGGCGTTCATCAGGATGATCGTCTCATCCAGCGATCCGCGCGTGGTGCCATCAAAGAACACGCCACCGAGTAGCGTTCCTGCCGTAGACCGCGTCACGTTATTGAACGATGCCGCGAGTCGCGATGCACGGTTATCGACCGGAAGCCAGTCCTCGAGACCGGACAAGCATAGGCCGAAATCGCCATCCTGGAACACGAAGCTATTGGTGGCGATTCCTACAATTGCCGTGCTAAGATTTCGATCGACCGTGGCAGATCGTGCGGCGTGGTCGATCGTGAGCACGGTAACCGTATCCCCACCATCCAGGATTGTGATGCCATCGTCGGATCCAAACTGCAGTTTCATTCCGATCTGCAGGTAGAAGATCGACGCGTCATCTGCGAAGGTAATCGTCGTCGTGTTAGTATCGGTAATCGCAAGCTGGCCAAGCGATCCACCAAGCGTCCGGTACATCCGGCGCCCGACTTTCTGGCCAAGCGACTTAAATGCGTTATCGAACTGCTCAAGCGCATCAACAAACGCTTCCGGTCGCGTCTGCGTCGCCAACATCAACTTATGCTGAACTCTAACGTATTGATGCTGATCGGTGCTCGATAGAATGAACGGCGCATACTGCGAAATAGACGCGTTAAGACGCGACTTTCCATAGTTAGCCGAAGCGCCGCCCGGGTTCTCGAACTCTACCGCTTGGATGAATCGACGCCCACCGGCCTCTTCGCCGATACGCTTATCGACCATCGCAAAGAAAGGGTTTTTTTGGTACGATTGCGTAAGCATCGTACGCTCGTCATACACATCCTTAAGGATGGCATCTTGGTTCTGAAAATTATGCGTAGTTGCCATGGGACTCCGTGGTCCCGAGCCACGCTATCGTTGCGCGGTATGCGCTCTGATAATCGCTAGCCGCTTTTCCTGTTCGCTCTTATAGGTTTCTACCGTCTTCTTTGGCGGTGGAGCTGGAGGCGTTGCGGGTGCGACGCTCGCAGTTGCATTCGTGAGGGTTGGGACCACTATGCTCGGCAGGTCCGGCTTCTTCTCCTCGGGTGGTGCAACTACGATTTGAGGTGCCTGGCTCGGACGCTTTGCCGCAGTGTACTTAGACATGCGGGCTTGGTATTGGGCCTCGTAACGAGCTTCGATTTCCGGAGCCACCGTATCGATCAACTGCGCATCGGTCATCTTCGGATCAAGCTGTCCGATCTGTAACCGGTGATTAATTTCCGCCCAAATCATGCGTTCTGGCTTTACGCCATAGTCATGCTCGGTTAGCGCGAACATCAGCGGGTACTTTTCGTTAAGCTTCGCATTCGAGATATGCTGCGCAACGATCCTTTCCGCAGGATCTTCCTGCGGTGCTTGCGGTGGCGTTGGTTTCGTCTCGTCGGCTTTCCGCGCACGCATCTCTAGCTGGATCGCAGCTAGTGTTCGGGCGGCTTTCCTTGCAGCGTCGGAGTCGTCCGTGAGTGGAACACCAATTCTCTTATGTGTCAAGTCAACTTCGAAGTAGCCCCGGTGGGTGGCAATGTCGGGGGCATCTTCGGCCACGCCGAGTAGCGCGGCCATCTTCTTCTCGTATGCCTTGACGGGATCGGTTAGCCACAATCGATCGAGTTCATCCTGCGCTCTGATCCGATCGACAATATCGGCGGACACCGCAGAGCGCCTCAAGCTCTCATTCTCGGCGAGCAGCCGCGAGTTATGCTCGGCGATTCGAGCCGCGCGAGCAGAGACATCATCCGCAATCGCCTGCGCCGTGGTCGTGGTCGATATCGCCGACGGAGCTGTGGTCGCTGCCGACGGAGCGGATGGCGCCTCTACCACCGGAGCCGTATCTGCGGGCGTCGAGGCCGGCGCCGACACCGCTGCCGGTATAACGGGCGGTGCCGCCACCGGAGCCATCCCGGCGAGGAGCTTCTTCGTCGATTCCTTGAGCTGCCGAGCTCCTATCTGTTGACCGATCACGACATCGGATGTGCTGGCCGTCGTCGGAATCTGATTGCCGACCATTTCCATATGAGGAAGCGCCATCGGCGCTCCATCGGCAGAAGTTGGCGCTTCGCTTACACTTTCAACTGAGAATCCCATGTCCTGGTGCTCCAATCGGCATCGGTGCTGGTACTGGTCCCTGCGGCATCGCCGGGATCCCGCCTGGCATCGGCGGCTCCGCTGGTGACATCGGTAACTGTGGCGGTTGCGGAGGCTGGTAAAGCTTGATCGCCTCAACTAGGTTAGCGAGGTAATCGGTAAACCTAGCCTGAATCTCAACCGGAGCATTCTCACAGCGGATCCAGGCATAGAACGCCTTGGTGATTTTGAGTTCCATGTCGAGATCGTCGTACTGCTCCGGCATAGGAGGTTCCTGATCGAGTTCGACAAGAATGTCCATCTTCTTTAGCGCGAGCTTAATGGGAGCAAGAATAATTCGATTTGCTTCGCTGAGATCCGGCTCATCGAACAACATCGGCACGATCCACTGCGGGATAACACCGGCCTGCGCGAGCTGCTGCACAGCGCTCAGCTTACCGGCGCGAGTATCCGGCAGGAATCCAACCGCCTCAATAGCAAGCCGATACGTGCCTTCCTTAAGCTCGACAGCGCTATAGTCGAGCCGTTGAATCGCATCGCGACCTTTCCATGTCGTCGCCACCCACGATCGCTTGGCACCTTTCGTTTGCTGTCGCAGCCGAGCGACACGACGAGATGCATCGAGGTATCCCTGACCGGCGTGCAATCGATAACGTGCGTACTTGCGCTGTGGCCCACGGAATCGATCGCTATCGATGTCGTATTGGGTATCCAGGGCCACACCTGACGCACCGGCGCCTAGCGCAGAACGCGATTCCGCATTGGCCTGCGACACGCCAGTCATTTGAAACATCCAGTCAATGAACTGCTTACACGCGTTAAGCTGTGCAATATTAAACGGTTGTGGTGCAGTCCACTGCGGAGCGGCTCCGGGAGGCCCATCATAGACTAGCTCAAATGGCTGCATCGCGTTCATCATCTCAACTGGAATTCGATTTGCAGAGTTAACCACGTAGTGGCCTCGGCCGGTTGCCATGAGGTTCAACTGCAAATCTCGGATGATACAGTTAACGCGGTATTGCATCTCGATTAGATCATCTACAAATCCAGTTGGATACATCCCTTCGTCTGGATCCTGCAACTGAAACATCGACCATGGGAAACGCGGCTCCATCCAATCTTCGGTAGCTAGCGTTCGGCTACCGCAGATGATCGCCTTGCGGCCATCTTCCGATTCGGTCGTTGATGGTAGATGCCATGCCGACCAAATATCCACGTAATCGCTAAGATTTCCGATCGTCGGACCATCCTGCATGTACTGATCGATCTGGCGCTCTACCGATGATGGAGCTTGATGGATTAGATAATCAGACTCATCGGGATATAATTCTGCAGCGTAATCACGCGCTACACGACGAATACGAAACGCTTGCTGCGGCGTACCATACGTGCATTCACGGCGATCGAAAACGATGTCATTCGGATGAACGCGCTCGGCAAAAATCGAATCACCTGAATTATCGATCGCGGTGAACCCAAATCCAACGCGCGTACCATCGTCAAGCGCGCGCGCCGATAGATCATCGAACTCGGTTTCGAGCATCTGGCCGACGATAAATTGGCGAAATTTCTTGGCTTTGCTCTTAAGTTCCCAATCCGAATCGTCGGTGACGAAGCTCGGCATCGGCCGATCCTTCGAAAGCCGCGAGCTAAACGTGTCGCACACCGCCTTCGTGACATTGAGCCGGGCGGTGCCCATACCAAGCCGCGAGAGCACCGAGAGTGCACCGGTAAAAATCGAATTGGACCCGCGCGCAGTCCGCCGGCTACCGACCTGTTGATCCCAGAGCCCACGGTAGACCCGAACCCGGGCGATATTCTTCGAGTGGAAGTTGGACTCGTTGCTCAGCAGCTGGCTCACGAGCGGCAAGAGCACATCGTGGCACGGCTCGCCTAACTTCGCTTGATACCAGCGCTTCATCGGATCGTGGTAAACTTACCATGATCGGCAAGTGGAACGCTACGTTAACCGCCCGGAACACTCCACAATCGCGTCCGACCTCGCCACTCGAATATGAGGCCAGGCTCGATAACCGGCCGCGGACGACTAACGATAAACGGACACATCGAACCCCGCTGAATCAGTACATGCGTAATCGGTTTACAGCCGATTTTACAAGTCTCACAGTAAGATCCATCGACCGCGGACTCACCACAGCAAGAACATGTCATTCTTGACTAAATCCCGCGGCGGCCCATGCACCGGGGTCCACCGGACCCGTCTTGCCAGGTTGATCAAGGTCGATCACCTCTTGGACATACACAGTTCCAACCCGGACGCCGCCACGCAATTGAAAGTGGTTGCGCCGGCAGAATAGCAGAAACCATGCCGCATCGGCGACGTCCGAGGTGGGCGCCGGTG